GTTAGCTAGTTTTGCTAAGCAAGATGAAATAAACAAATTAGTAAATATAACAATCAAATTACCATAGGAGAAGACAATGGCAAACGCAATATATCCACTAGCAAAAGCATCATTCTTGAAAGGTGAGCTTGATATGGTGGATGACACTATCAAGGTGGTACTAGTAGATACGGGTACATATACATACAATGCAGCACATGATTTCTATAATGACTTATCTGGCATACTTGGTTCAGGTGTAGAACTGGGAAGTAGGACTGTAACATTAGGTGTATTTGATGCAGCAGATGTAACATTCACTACACCATCAGCAGGTACAACTATTGAAGCTTTAGTTATTTACAAAGATACAGGTAACGTAGCAACAAGTAACTTGATAGCATATATAGATACAGGAACAGGACTAGCTTTCACAACTAACGGAGCAGATATTGATATTGTTTGGGACTCAGGTGCCAACAAAATCTTTAGTATATAGGAGTAAGTAATGGCAATAGCAGGAAATCAAATAACAAGAGCCAAGATTGTAGCTGATGCAATTGACGGTACAAAAGTAGCAGATGACACTCTTGATAGTGAACACTATATAGCAGCTAGTATTGATAACGAACATCTTGCAGACAATGCAGTAGGTACAGATGAGATTGCAGCGGATGCTGTTACTTATGCTAAGATACAGAACGTATCTGCTACAGATAAAATACTAGGTAGAGACTCAGCAAGTGCTGGGATTATAGAAGAGATTACACCAGCTAATGTACGTACAATGCTTAACGTAGAAGATGGTGCTACTGCTGACCAAAGCAACGCAGAGATAGTTGCTGCTGTTGAGGCTGGTACAGATTCAAATACCTTTACTGATGCTGACCATACTAAACTAAATGGTATAACAGCTAGTGCTAACGCATATGTACATCCTAACCATAGTGGTGAAGTTACATCCACAGCAGATGGAGCTACAGTAATAGCAGGTAACATAGTAGACGAAGCAAACTTAAAAGTATCTAATGCTCCAACTAACGGACACTTCTTATCCGCACAAAGTGGAGACACAGGTGGCATGACATGGGCAGCATCAGCAGCTGGTGGTACAAGCACAGCAAGTTATAACGGATTAATAAATGGCGACTTTATGGTATGGCAAAGAGCTACAAGTTTTGTTGCTGCAGCTAATGATGATGACACTTACACAGCAGATAGATGGGTTCTATTATCAGATGGAAATGATATTGTTGATGTAACACGGCAAGCTGGTAATAGTGATACTTCTATTTATTCTATTGGATTAGATGTAGAAACAATAGATAAGAAATTTGGTATAGTACAAATAATAGAACAAAAAAACTGTAGTGCTCTTGGTGATTTACCTACTTCTACTGTAAGTCTTTCCTTTAAGGCAAAGGTTGCTGGTAGTGGAAAACTGGATAATGTCAAAGCTGCAGTTATAGCATGGAATAGTACAGCAGATAGTGTAACAAGTGATATAGTAGCTACTTGGGAAGCAGAAGGCACAGTACCAACTTTAGCAAGTAACTGGACTTATGAAAATACAGCAGCAAATCTTTCTGTAACTACATCATGGGCAGAATACAAAATAGAAAATATATCAGTGGATACTTCTAGTACTAATAATGTTGCAGTATTTATCTGGAGTGATGTAACAGATACAAATGCAGGGGATTTCTTATACATTACAGATGTTCAATTAGAGCCTGGTGCAACAGCAAATGATTTCAGACGAGACCATTATGGTACGACATTGGCAGATTGTCAAAGATATTATCAACCATTTCTCCTTGTTGCCATGACTGCTTATTTTGCTTCAGGTGTTATATTTGGGCATGACTGGACTGTTGAGATGAGAGGTACACCTACAATAAATTTAGAATATGCTAGTACAGCTAATAGAATGTATAGACTGGATACTGCTGCTACTGCAGATGTTTCATGGGTATCCATTGTTACTACCAGTAGAGGTATAAGTGCTGGATATGGTTGGACACCTAGTAGTTGGGCAAGTGCCGCTGGTATAGGGTGGCAAACACAGATTAAAGGAGAGTCAGAATTATGAGTTACACATTAGCATTCTTAAAAGAAGGATATCCCAATTACCCAGCAAGTGAAGCTGTTGTTAAAGAAACTGATTCTAGTAGAGCAGATGTTGGACATATCATGGTTAAGAGGGATAGTGATGGAGCAATGATTCCATTTGATATTACTAACAGAGATTATAAAAAATATTTAGCATGGGTTGAAGCAGGTAATACTCCTTCTCAAGACCCTGACCCGGATGGAGGATAACAATGGCAATAACTTCAATACAAGCTGGTAGTATTACAACGGATGGTAGTGAGCAAACTATAGGTTCAGTGGTTACTGATGATGCAGCATTTACTGGTTACTTAGATATGACTAACAGTACATCAGGTGAGACTATAGTAATTAAAATTAAAGTTAGAATCTCAGGTACTTCTGACATAGTAATGATTAAAGATACATTTGTAGGGGCACAAGATGAACCCTTGTATCACTTCCCACCTATAACTTCTTCAGAGAATTTTACTTGGACTATAGAAAAAACAGGTGGAACAAACAGAGCGTATACGTACAGATTATATCAGGTGGTGTAAATGGCATTAGGTAGTTTTGCTGGAGGTAGTTTCCTTCATGCAGCTTCACACATAGGTACAATAATTCCCGACAAGATAACTGTTGGGGCATTAAGTGCAATAACTTCGCCTATGGCTATAGGTACTGTAACAGCTAAGTTACAAGTATCTGGTACAGCTTTAGTTGACCTTATGGCACTGGGTACTCTAGTTGCTGAGTTGCAAGTAAACCCTACAGCACTAGCAGACCCGATGGCACTCGGAACATCTATAAGTAAACTACAAGTTAATGCAACTGCGTTAGCAGATGCTATGGCAGTAGGTGGTGGACTATTAGTAGCCAAAGACTGGAGTATTGTAGTAGCACCAACAAGTACAGACATGGCAGTAGTAACTGCGGCATCAGGTAATGACTTTACAGTAGTAAGTAATGAGGGGAGTTTATGAGACGGTTTATAAAAGACTTATCAGGTGGATTGAATACTGTAAATCCTCCTCATTTAATACAAGATAATCAATTATCTGTAGCATTGGATGTTGTATACAGAGCTGGCAAATGGACTAAGCGTGAAGGGTACGCACAGTTAGCGGCTACAACAGAGACATCAGATGTAATAGAAGTAACAGACCAAATAAGATTTGACGGAGCTACTCGTAGATTGATGGCTACCGAAGCTAGGATATACTCCTGGGATGGTAGTTCCTATACAAGTTTAATTACAGAAAGTGTAGCTAGAGCAACTAGTGACAAGGTATACTTTGCAGAAATTAACAATTCTATATACAGAGTAGACGGTAAGAACACCCCGGCAGTATCCACTACTGGAAACTTTGCAGCGGTATCTTGGGACACGGGTAGTAGTGGTAGGAATCTTACGTTAGCTAAATGCGTAGTAGCATTTAACTCTAGATTATTATTCTTTAACGTAACAGATGGTACAGATGGAGCAGTTCCTTTTAGAATACTGTGGACTGACATTTCTGACTATGATAGGATATCCAATCTTAACTATGTAGATTTAGATTATTCAGGTGCACCTATAGTAGCGGCTAGGAGACTAGGACATAACTTTATAGCTATATATAAATCTGATAGTATTGTAACTCTACAAGACCAAGGTAGTCCATTATTCTTTGTGCCTAAAGCTAGGCAACAAGTTGGAATCATTGGACCCAAAGCTTTAACAGATATACCTAATGGGCATGTATTTGTAAGTAATGATGGTATCTATTTATTTAATGGGGCAGCAGTGGAACCTATAGCAGACAGAACAGTAGTCAATGAATTATTTGATAACTTAAATTATACATGGAAAGATAACATATACTTATGGACAGATTTAAAAAACAGAGAAGTAATAATACACTACCCTACGGGTAGTAGTGAAATCCCAGACAGAGCATTAGTGTGGAATTACCAAATGAACAATTGGAGTCAGTGGACTCTATCCGCTTACTCTGGATTCTATAGGTACAGAACTGTAGCAATTCCTGAAGTTTATTATGGAGCAGCTAGTGGTAGAGTACATCAAAGAGATACATCAGGTACGGATATAAGTGCTGCAATAGCCAGTACTATATCAACCAAAGCTTTTCACGGAATGATAGGTGGTCAGGTACTCGGAGCTACACCAGAAAATGTAACAGACTATGTACAAGTTAATAGAATACAAACAGATGCAACCCCGGCTAGTACTACACTAAGCTGTGGTACTGCAGACTTGGGTACGGATAGTCCCACATACGTAAATGAAAGTATTACAGATGTAGATGGTAAAGCACCTAAATCAGACTTTAATGAATTTGGCAGGTACACAACAGTTAAAGCTGCAAACTTTACAAGTGTATCAGAATTTATACTAGACATTGAAACAGGTGGAGACAGTTAGTGGCACTTAACAACTATTCATTTGATGAAGTAAGTTTACCGGCTCCTCCGCCTTATATAGACGGAGAACCTATAGACTATGTAACTAGAAAGTTACCTACTTTTTTAAAGTCACAGTACACTGCTTTGTTAGATTTTATATCAGCAGTGCAACAAGGATTTTTAATTAGCTCTGACCAGATTATATCTTTAGACGCAGATAAGATAACAGCTAATACACAGTTTACTCAAAGTTTATTTGTAGGAGCTGAGAGTAAAATAAAGCTGGATGGAATTAATAATCAGATAACTATAACTGATACACAGACTAGTCCAGTAGCTAGGATTATCCTGGGAAAACTTTCTGGTAGTGCAACAGATTATGGTATTAAAGTTATAGATAATGCAGGAGCTATTAAGTTTCAAACAGGAGCTACTACATTTATAGATGGAGGAATCATCTCAGCTAACACAGTCTCTGCTACACAGATTGCAGCAGATACAATCACAGTAGACCAGATGGCAGCTAACAGTGTTACTGCTACTGAGATAAACGTAAGCAATCTGTCATCTGTAAATGCTGACCTAGGTTCATGTACCGCAGGTACATTAACTGGTGGAACTATACAGACAGCAGCTAGTGGAGCCAGAGTTAACATGACTACTGATGGAATCAATGGCTATAATGCTAGTGGTGTACATGTTGTAGACATAGCTAATGATGGTCAGTTTAGATTTGGTCCATCAGGTGGAAGTAATATAACTTGGAATAATACCGCACTTACAATCAATGGTAGTCTTATTACTACTGGTAATATAGTAGAAGGTGAAGTATGTGGACGAGCTACAGCTACCTGGAGTGCTACAGGTATGACGTTGAATGCTACAGATTTAGCTAGTGTTGTATCAGGTGAGTTGGCTATAGCTAGTATAAACTTTGAAACTGTAGGTAGAGATGTAATGGTATTCTTTACTCCTACATTTTATGTAACTGATGATGATGAGGGTGCATCCCCTACTAAAGACTTACTTGTATTTAATGTACTGCTAAAAATTCGTAGAGCTAGTGCTACTGGTGCAATCCTTGGTACAGCGTATATACGTGCTGGAGGTTTAGAGGCTACAACTACTAATTATAATACTGGAGGTAGTTTGGTTATATTTGATGCTAGTAGTGAAGGAAGTTTGGCATCACCAGCTGATACAGTATATGTGTGTACAGCACAGATAGAGTCGTATAAAACAGGCGGAGCTGGTTTAGGAGGATTTAGCAAAGCAGTAGTAACATCAGGCAGTGCAACAGCAGTGGAGCTAAGAGCTTGACTGTTTCTGTATTTGGAACTAAGGGAGATAATATGAGTAAATGTGAATGCAAGAGTCAAGAAGAGAATATAAAAACATTAGAGGGCAAACTCAAAGAGTTTGACCAACTAAAGAGTAATGTAAATTTCTTAGCAGGGCAGATAGCTTTGTTACAAGAACTTACTAAATGCAAGTGTGAAGGAGACTGTGAATGCAAGTCAACTGGATAGAGGAATACAAAAAAGAAGTAGGACCTCCTCTAGAGTTTGACCAGTTTGCTGAGAATGCAAGTACCCAGAATATATGGGTAGATGGTGTATGCATAGGAATTATTGTATATACAACTACCATGGATACAATTTCTATTCATGTAATGTGGGTTAAAAAAGAACACAGGAATCAACTTAAAGAAGCTTGTAGGTACTTAGCTAACTGGATAAAGGATGAGCAGATGTATAACTTTGTAGAAATAATTGCTGACCTAAGAGTAGCTAAGTGGTTAGAAAGATACTTAAAGTTAAAAGTAAAACAAAAAATATATGAAGTAGATATTAATAAGTTAGTTAGTGTCTTGGAGGAAAAATGAGTTTTAGTAAAGGAAAGTCTAAGTCAAGTGGGCAGTCTGGGCAAACGTCAACCCAGAGACATGCAAGTAATATCTTGTTTGAGACACTGATACCAGGGTCAAGTATGACCGGTGGTTACGTAAGTGACCAGAGTACACCTGCACAAAGACTAGCAAGAGAAAGCTCAGTTGGTGGTGGGCCCAGATTAAACGTAGAAAATATGCCAGGTGGTTATAATGATGCAGTAAGGGACAGTATGGGCGGAGGAAGCAAAGGGTCAGTATCCCGTAAGATGGGTAACTACGTACCTAGTGCTAGACAAGAAGGGTTTGGTGCTTTGAAGGGTCATGGTATGACAGAAGCATTTAAACAACAAATAGGAAATTATACTGACGTGCAAGGTAAAGGAATGGTAGCAAGTGCCAATCCATTAACTCAAGCACAGACAGATGATGTTACAAAAACATTACTACCTAGTATGGAAGACATGAGATACAAGGGAACTTTTGAAAGACTAGACAAAGGATTGCTACCCGACTCTGCTGCGGATGTTATCCGAGCAGGTAGAGATATAGCAGCTGACCCTATGGGTCAGGCTAGACAACAAGCAGGCTTAATAGACCAGGCAGTAAACAATGGAGAAATACCACAGCTACCTGAGCTACCAGAGATAGACCAGTATCTAACTGATGTATACACTAAGATGCCAGAGCCTATGAAGAAAGTTGTAGAAGATATATTTAACGGAGGTACGTCAGCTAACATTGAAAAATCTATACAGAATAATATCACAGCTTTAACGGCTAATGCTGAGAGTGTACTGAAAGACCAACTGGATGTAACATACGGTAAGTTTGCATCAAGTGGCGTATCCGGTGGAGCTATGCTAGCTGCAGCTGGGGATGTAACTACAAAAGTTATGGCAGATGTTACTGCACAGGTAGCAGGGTTTTATACCAATGCACTAACTCAAGCTCAGCAACAGCAACAACTAGCTTTCCAAACATTAGATAGAGTAATAGGTACAGCCGAGGCTCAACAAGCTATGGACGCACAGCGTCAAGCTATTGACATGGAAGCTCAAGTTAATTTAATTAATGCAAAGTTAGGAATGTATACTGAGTTAACTAATCAGTTCCTAGCACAGAACCAGGTTTATTCTGGAATCATTGCACAAGAAATAGACAGAGAGAATACAGAACAAATAAATTCAATGAGGATGTTTTATGAGATTATGGTATCCCTAGCAACTGGAGGACCTGCACTATCTAATCAAAGGTCTAAGAGTAGTAACTTTAGTATTTCAGGACCTAGTACTAATGCAGCAGGTAAATACGTAAATCCATTAGGACCGTAGGAGATTAAATGATGGAATATGGAAGAGACAGTATAGCAGCAAGAGTAGCCAAACAGGCTAGTCAAAACCAAAACCAGATAGTACCAGGTGGTGAAGTTCCTGATATGTCTCAACCTACACAGGTTGCAGGTGGTGGAATACTTAGCAGACTTGGACTGGGTGGTGGAGCTGAAGACCACGGTGCAGCTAAAGAAGCCATAGGAAAAGGGGGCGACTATGGTATGGAAGACAGAAACTTTACCTTTACTGACAAAGAAACTGGTGAAGTATTTGACATGGGTCAAGCTGCCAGTGGTGTGAATGAATCCCAGGATGCTCTGATTAACCAATCTTCCAATCAGCAGATGCTAAGCCATGACCAGCTAAAAGGAGCTGGACAAGTAGCCATTATAGATAGTTCAGGACAAGCTCTTAATGAAGTAACCAGAGATGTAGATATAACATTAGCAGATGGAAGTACTAAGACGGTGAGCATGACCAGTTACTCCAACTCAGATGAGTTTTTGGCTGACCCTGAACAAAAGAAAGCACTAGTACTTAGACAAGTAAGACAGAACTTAACAGAAATCTACGGGGATGATACTGCTGTAATAGAAAAGTATGTACGTTTCTTTGCGGAAGGACTGGATGGTAAACAAACAAATTCTACACTACAGAAAGCTCTAAGCAGTATAAGAATTAGAAGTTTAGACCAAGACCAATTCCAGCAAATAATGCGGAGTAAGCCTCAGAGGGCTGCACTGTATACAGCTATGGCTAGGACTAAACCTAAAACTAGCACTGAACTACATGAAACAACATATGAGGATAGGTCAAGTACGGATGCAGATGGTAAAGCTTTTGGTTACTCTGATATATCTAATACTAAGTTTAACCTACGTGGAATATCCCAGAGTATAGACTCTACAACTAGATATAGTGATGCTCAGTCTGTATTTAAAACAGATGATAAGTTTAGAGCTGCTGCACAGACTTCTGTGGAAGAGTCTGGTATAGCATACACAGGTACAGGCTATGACAAGTTTAACAATTTAAGAATGACTACTGACACAGGTAAGGAAGGTAGTATAAGTGGGGTACCCACTGGTAGAGGTAATGGTACATACGGAACTATAATGAAGTATGCTGTAGCTAACGACATGATAGAAAATCATGCAAACACGGATACTTCTATAGAAGGTTGGGACAAATCAGCTAGCTATAATAAGAAAGCAGAATTCTTAATAGAGAATGGAATTATAAATGACCCTGGTAGAATGCAGTTTGAAAACAGGGAAGAAGAGTTAGAGTTTAAAGCATCATTGGCTGCTTACTATGACCAGAACGTAGCTCCTCAGATGAGAGAAATACATACTGCTTACACTAAAAAGTTTGGTGCTGGGTATAAGAATCAAATGTTAAACATGTACAAAGCTGACAAAGCATTAGCTCGTGAACTATACATAAAGAAATCTAAATTAAGTAGAGTGAATGACATATCTTTGGGAACGGGTGGACCCGGAGGGGCGGCTTTAAACAACAGGTTGCAAGAATTAAACACAAATGAATCCTTTCTGACAAGTAAGGATGCCACTTTTACTGGAGATTTTGGTCTTACATATGGTGGGTACACTTTTGACAGTGTTCTACAAGACATAAATGTAATGCATAGATATGTAGACAAAGCTGACTATATCCAAAGTCTAGCTGACCACAATGTAATAACTCCGGAAGCTGCTGAAACTCTTAATGACATGGCTAGGTTCCAAGAGATTAATAGTCGGGGACTAAGTGAAGATATTGATGCAATAGAAAGTAGGCTAGGGTTAGGGGAAGGAGCTAATCAGATTGCAAAAGTTAACAAAGAAATTAAAACAGGTGGGCAAGCGTTTGTACCAGTAGGTCCTACGAATCAACACCATATGAGTGGTATTCAATACAGTAAAGAAGCTGGAGGTTTTGTATCCGGAGGACGAAGAACTAATTTTAATTCTGGATTGGGACATGGAATAAAAAGTATCTTAGAAGAACAAGACAAAGTAACAGTTAACCGGGCTAACTTCACAACAAAACTTAATAAAAATTACAGTGGTCTTATTAACAATGATGGACTGAGCTTAAGCAAAGAGCAATACTTTAGTATACTGAGAAAGAAATTTGCAACGGAGTATGAAGAAAGTAATAAATTTGGACTAGATGAAACAGAATATAAATCTATGCAAGATTTATTTAACGATAGTACAGATGAAGAGCTTGTTAGCTACTCATTAAACATAGACAAAGCCACTAGGATACCAGAAAAAGGTAGTGAACCACTATCTATACTGAATGTAACTAGGGACTAGGGAGCATGCCACATGGCAGAAGATAAATTTATAACACCAGGATATATAACACCGGAAGATGTTGAAGAAGAACAGGTAGATGTTGAGGCTAGCTTTGACATAAATCCTAGAGAATATGTAAGTACATTAGCTGACGTAGACCCACTAGACCATCTATTGGCTAGTCAGGCTACTAAATTTTCTGTAGCTCCTGAAGTAGAACTTGAGTCAGATTTAGCTGGTGCTTTTACACATGGTGCATCATTGCATAATGCAGGGCAGGCTCCGGATAACATGCTGTCAACTGAAGGTTTATCTTATTTAATAGGAAGCTTTATTCCCTTAGCTGGGTACAACAGATTAGCTTTTGCAGCCGTACCTCGGTTACGTCTAGGCTTAAGTAACATGAATAGTGTAGGCTTAAACAATACTCTTGCACAAACTTCTAGTGCAGCTCGTGCTACAGCCACCGTGCCTAATGCATACAGACTAGGAGCTACTCTTGAAAAAGCTATAGCAAGTAAACAATTTGAATATGGAACTAGAATTGGACTAGAAGCTGGACTATGGGCAGCTACAGATAAACACCTTGAGGGAGCTGAAGGACTACAGGAAGCTTTACTCTACACTAGTATAGGTGAAGGTGCGTTTGCGGGTATTCAACGAATAGTACGTAGACACAAATCATTTAAGAAACGTAGTACAAGAAGAGCGGAAGCTACCACAACTGAAAAACTTAATAGAGAAATTAATGATATAGAAGGAACAATACAAGGAAAGATTGATAACACAACTCCTGACATACTTACACGAGAAGTTGATACATATAACATCCAAGAGAAATACTCTGCTGCTGGTAAAGATAAGATAGATTATTTTAAGGGTAAGAGTCCTATACAAGCAGGAGAAGAAATTCTTGAAAGAGCAGCTGCAGCAAGAGAGAAAGTTGCAGAGATTGATGCAATAACTTTTCAGAAAGAATCTCAAATTAAAGCTGTGTATAGAACTGCAATTAAATCTAGTGGAGATACAACATACCAAACACCTATTAAAACAGATAAGGGAGTACTACTATCTAAAGATGGAGAACAAGTCTTTGCAACTGATGAAGAACTAATCTCAGTATTTGGAGAAAGACAAGCTGGTGAGACTATTGGTGATATAGAAAACGCAGCTATCACTGATGTACTAAATACTAATGCTACTTTAAAAGAACAGGTAACATCCAAGATAAAAGACAAGAAACCTGGTAAGAAAGTTTTACAAGAAGAGGCTCCCGAAGAGCTTGCTATAGTTGTAGCTGAGTCAGACAAGAAAGGATTAAAAGCTTTAAACAAAAGCCTAGGTAAGAAAGGGGCAAAAGAATTTATAGAGAGCACTGGCGTAGCTGCAGGAGAAGCTCAAGGTTATATTAATGCATTCAAAAAGAAAGGTCTTACTCCTAAGATGATTGCTAACATAAAGAAAAGAACTGACTTAGATTTAAAAGAGATTCTAGCCCTAGATAGTGATGAGCTAGGTAAGTTAGCTAGAGGAAGAGCTGATGACCCTATATACCAGAAGTACGGTGGACAGATTTTTTCTGCAAAGAAAAAGAGAGGGGCATTTACTAAGAAAAAATTAGCAAACTATACTGATACAGACTTGAAAAAGTTAGATACAGCACTGGGTAAAGCTGCCAAAGAGGGAGACGTTCTACCTGTTGAATTAGACCCAAGAAAGATTAACGCACCTGCTACGGGTAAGGTAAGTAAGAAGAGAAAGCAAGCGGTTAAGGCTAGAGAAAAAGCAATTGGTAATGTTAAAGCTCCCAAGAGATACAAAGTTAAAGCAAACAAGAGAGTATCTAATGATAGGATAGATACAACTAAGGATACTGCTTGGTTTGTCCTACAAAATAACCGAATGGTCTCTAGGATGATTGCTATTCAGATGGGGCTATCTGGAAAAGGGGCAGTTAGATTTGACATGTATGTAGCCAATAGTCTTACTGGTAAAATTACTGATAGAAATATTGCCAAGGTTATTGAAGATGCTATCCTGTCCGGACAACTTGGGGAAGAAAACGTATTCAAACTAAGTGATGCTCAGAACTATAAAAAGATTACTAAGAAAGATGCAGTTTCAGATTACATTAAGAAAAGAAAAAATAGGAAAAAAGAAATTGTAGATGAACTAGAAGACGAACCTTATAGTGGAGTAGCTGCAAGAAGAAAGTTAAGAGATGAAGTAGAAGCAGCCGTAGCTGCTAACAAGGATAAGATTGAAAAGATTCCATCAGACCCAAGTGTGATACCTGTTGATGAAGCTAAAGTTAAACCTACAAAAAGTTCTAGAGAAGCGGAGTCTGCTGCTGGATTAGCAATTGAACAAAGAGATATAGCGTTTGAAGAACTATCAGATTCTATATACCAGAATTATATGACTAGGTTTAATAGAGCCAGACAAGTATTTGATGTTGCAAATCACTTTGATAAATTCTTGGCACAAGCTGGTAGAGTTCATGGATACCACAACTTGGGTAAGTTCAAGCGTGTGCCATCCGGTAAAGAAACTGAATCTTTATTGTACAAAAGTATTAAAGCAAGCGTACCTGCTGAAGATGCTAAGAAGATTGTAGATACAGCTATAGAATTAAACAATGCAGTTATAGAACGAGAGTACAGAGTTATGTCTGCGGTGGATATATACATGACAGGACAAGGAAGACTTCCTTCTACAGACAAACTTGTAAAAACTACAGAGTTTCCTTGGTTTAAAAAGATACCTGAGTATGTGGCAGAAGCTCCATACGATACTTGGTACAACCAAAAGTTACAAGATATGAAAAATCTTCAGGGTGATGCCGGTAAGTATCTGGAATACACAAGCAAACAGACACGTAAGGATGCTGTCCAAAGCAATCCCAAAGAGTTAATTGAGAAAGGAGATGTAGTAACAGAATCTCCTGAGTTTGTAAAAGGTACTGACGGACAAAGTTACAATGAACGAGTGTATAAAGCTGGGGGAGTAGAGCTTGGAGAAACAATAACTAAAACAAAGAGAGGACATCTAGAAAGAATACAAAGACTACTGGATGAAGATGATGCAATGTCTATTGAACTTGCTATAGACAAGATAAATGCTAACTATGGAGGCGAGGGTATACTGGTAGGTCCTGATGGATTCTTAATAAACAGTAACTTAAAAGTAATGGAGATTCCTAAAGCAATGAGAGAAGGAGTACCTTACCTATCTAGATTCGTTGTTATCCCATTCAAGGAAGGAGCGGATAACGTGACTGCTTATGTCAGAGGACATAAGATTAACATGGCTAGGATACACAAAGAAAAACCTATTAATACTAAAGCAGTTAGAAAACTAATAGGTGCGGATAGTGAAGACATAGTAGTATCCAGGAACAATGAGAACTTAAAACGTACTGATATTAATGAAGTAGAACAACTTGAATCTATAGAAAACGCAGTAGGCAAGGCACTAGAGAAATCAATAAGTGTTAAGGCATATGATGCCTTACCTCCCGCAGAGAAACTAACGGCTAGTCCTATGAGTAAACAATTTGTAACAGCTCTTAAGCAAGCTGTAGATGATGTACTAGCTAGTCAAGGACATGGTAGCTTAGATAGTAACTACATAGGAGAAACTATATTAAAGA